GAGGATTTCGAGGCACCATTTTTTTCTAGGCACTAAAAATAGCAAGTTGTTACACGAGCTCCATTCAATTTTTTCTATATTTTTAAAAGCCAGTAAAAACGCGGAATTATAGCAGGTGTAACAAGATACGCTAATGTAACAAGAGGTAAGTTTGTTACAAAAAGAAGTCGATGCCACTCATCACCAGAAAGGAAGCAGCAGAGGAGCTTGGGGTCACAGTGCAGTCGATTTATATGTCTGTAAAGCGAGGCAAATTGACCGCGATGGAAGATGCAAACGGAAACATTTTGATAAATAGTGACACGATGAGAGACGAATTAAAGAAGAAATCAGTTGGGGCGCAGCGGATTAAAAGAATAGATGAGCGAAATCCAAGAAATAGCAAGACGCATGAATCAATTCCTGACTATGAAGAAAGCAGGGCAAGGACTGAGCATTTAAAGGCAGAGCTATTGGAGCTAGATCGAAAACAGAAAGAGCAGTTACTAGTTTCAGCGGCTGAGGTAAAAAATTCATGGGCGCAAATTATTTCTTTAGCGAGAACTAAGGTGTTAGGTATTCCATCTAAAGCAAAGCAACGTATACCTGATTTAGATACAAGTGCGATGACATGTTTGGAGGATATTGTTAGAGAGTCATTGGAAGATCTTGCTAACTCAGAACTAGAGACTGCATGAGCAATATTCTTAATTTAGAAAAGCTAGCTCTGGAAAGTTTTCGACCTCCTGAGAAATTAAGTCTTAGTGAGTGGGCAGATCGTAATGCTTTTCTTTCAGCAGAATCAAGTGCTGAAGGTGGAAGGTGGAGAACACTTCCTTATCAAAAGGGGATTATGGATGCGATTACTGATCCAAAGATTGAACAAGTAACAGTAATGAAGTCAGCGCGTGTTGGATATACAAAGATTTTGAATCATTTAATTGCTTATCACATCCATCAAGATCCTTGTCCCATCATGCTTTGTCAGCCAACTTTGGATGATTGTCAGTCTTACAGTAAGGATGAGATTGCACCAATGCTGAGGGATACTCCGTGTTTACAAGGATTAGTAAGTAATCCCAAATCAAAGGATGGAGATAATACGTTATTAAAAAAGAACTTTCCCGGAGGGACTCTTCAGCTAGTCGGATCTAATTCGGCTAGGGGCTTCAGGATGGTTTCTAGGAGAGTGGTTTTATTTGACGAAACGGATGGCTATCCACCTTCAGCGGGAACTGAAGGAGACCAAATTAAATTAGGAATTAGAAGAACTGAATATTATTGGAATAGAAAAATCGTTGCTGGTAGCACTCCAACTGTTGAAGATTTCAGCAGAATTGAACGATTATTTAAAGAGACTAATCAACAAAGATATTTTGTTCCATGTCCAGACTGCAATCATTTCCAATATTTGAAATGGGACAACATGAAATGGGTTGACGATGATCCTGATACTGCTTCTTATGCTTGCGAATCTTGTGGGGTTTTAATTCCTCATAGTAAAAAAAGATGGATGATTGAACGAGGAGAATGGAGAGCAACAGCAGAAGGCAATGGAAAGCATGTTGGCTTTCATATTTGGGCGGCGTATTCTTATTCTCCTAATGCCACGTGGTCAAATTTAGTCGAGGAATTTCTTGCTTCAAAAGACAATCCTGAGCAACTTCGTACATATATAAATACTGTTTTAGGAGAAGTATGGCAAGACGAATACGAAACAAAGATAGGTACAAATGCCTTAATGGAAAGGGCTGCATCTGAAAAATATGAGCGAGGAGTCCCTCCGCGTGATGTTTTGATTTTGGTTGCAGGAATTGACACTCAAGATGATCGACTTTCTATGTCAATTTGGGGATTAGGAAGAGGAGAAGAAATGTATTTAATTGACAGAATAAAAATATATGGAGCACCGTCGCGTCCTGATGTCTGGACACAGTTGGATGAAATACTGACTTCTCCATATAAGAATGAGGATGGAATAGAGCTAAAGATTCATATTGCAGCTATAGATACCGGCGGCCACTACACAGATGAAGTCTATAAATATGCAAAAGATCGAATAAATTTAGGAGTAATTGCGATTAAGGGTGTAGCACGATTAAAGAGTGATGTTTTTTTAGGAAAGCCAAACAAAATCGAAACAAATTCAATCGGAAGGAGCCTAAAAAGGAGTGTTTTGTTATTTGCTGTATCTGTAAACAAGATAAAAACGCATCTTCATCGTCGATTAAAAGAGGCAGAACCGGGTCAAGGATACCTTCATTTCTATCCAACTGTTACGAATGATTACTTTGAAGAATTAACTGCTGAACGTGAAGTGCGGAAAGTAAAGAACGGTTATCAAGCAGATCGTGTATGGATGAAGAAGAGTGGAGCAAGAAATGAAGCACTTGATGAAATGGTATATGCCTACGCTAGTTTGCAGCGTTTGTATCAAATATATGACCGTAGAACTATATGGAAACAGCTCGAAAAGAAGCGTGATGAAGAGATGAAGAAAGCAGGAAAAGATGAAATAACAGAGAATAAACCAGTAGAATCACCATATAGACCTCCACAACGTCAAATTAAGAAGTCTAATTCTTCCTTTGTAAATAGCTGGTGACTAATCCAACCATTCTTGTTCCAGATTTGATCTATCCAGCGGATACGGTCATTTTTGATGTTCCTGATTTCACTGATCCTATTGGTGATCCTGTTACGAATACCAATTATGCGATGAATTGGTATGCGCGAACAAATACTGCATCTGAAGGCGCAACTATTACAGGTGCAGATGAGGGAGCGGGCTGGAGAATCACTGTTCCATCTTCTACAACAACAACATTTGATGCAGGTACGTGGACATGGCAAGCGATAGCAACTTATGGATCAGTTCGATATACAGCAGGTCGAGGACAATTCACTGTTAAAGCTTCTGCCTATTACATTGGGACACCGGGCGCTTTTGATGATCGCTCTAGAGCAGAAATTGACCTTGGTCATGTAGAAGCTGCCATCCGAACTTTGGCAGAAGGTGGAATGGTTCAGGAATATGCAATAGGAGGGAGGAGCTTAAAGAGATATAAGATGGGTGAATTACTGCAATTAAAGGCAGAGTTAGAAAATGAGATCAATATGGAAAGGAGAAAAGAAAAAATGCGTCAGGGTCTTGGTAATCCCGGTCTAGCAAAAGTGAGGTTCAGCTAATGGCTATTTTTGGTTTCGGGCGCATAAATGCCCTTAGAAAGCAGTTAACAGGCACTAAATCACGTAATCCAAGGCTAAAACGTGCTTATTCAGCGGCACAAAGTAATCGACTTACCTCCGATTGGGTTCGACCTTCTACTTCCGCTGATAGTGAAATTAAGAACAGTTTAAAGACAGTTCGCAATTCTGCGAGGGAATTAGTCCGTAATAGTGACTTTGCTAAGGCTGCTTTAAGGGCTGTTAGGAATAATGTCGTCGGAACAGGTATTAAAAATCAAGCGCAAGTCTCGATGAAGAGAGGTGATCGCTTGGCTGAAGGAAAGAATGCTGAGATAGAAAAGAAATGGAAACGGTGGGGGAATGCTAATCGCTGCCATGTTGGTGGAAAATTATCTTGGGCAGAAATACAGGCTTTAAGTATTACTTCTATGATTGAATCGGGCGAGGTTTTTATTCGCCTTGTTAAACAACCTTTTGGTGATAGTCGCATTCCTCTTGGCCTAGAAATTATTGAAGCTGATTTATTAGATGATGGTTATAACATCATTTTAAAGAATGGCAATCAAGTAAAGATGGGAGTTGAGATAGACAAGTGGCAGAGACCAGTTGCCTATCATTTTTGGGATTATCATCCCGGTGATTATCAATTTAGCTCTACACCAAAAGAGTTAAAGAAAAGAATAAGAATATCTGCTGACGATATTATCCATCTTTATACGATGGAGCGTCCGGGTCAGACACGCGGAATGAGTGCATTTGCCTCCGCAATTATGCGTTTAAGGAATTTAAGTGGATATGAGGAGAGTGAAATTGTGGCTGCTCGTGCAACAGCATCAATGATGGGATTCGTGAAGACCCCAGATCAGGACTTGTTTGAGGACGGTACTTATGCTCAAGATTCTGTCCTTGATTTTTCACCCGGTTCCATTAGGCGTTTAGCACCCGGCGAGGAATTGCAGTTCTTCTCTCCTACTCGACCTGATGATTCTTTTACTCCGTTTGTACAGCAGATGCTTCGAGCTGTTGCAGCGGGAGTGGGCTGTTCTTATACACAAGTTAGTTCCGATTTCAGTCAGTCAAATTACAGTTCTTCTCGTTTGGAGATTCTTGAAACAAGAGCACATTATAGGACTCTTCAACAATATTTAATCGAAGCTTTATGTCAAAGAGTTTATAGTAAATGGATTGAGATGGCAGTCATGTCAGGCGATTTAGATTTGCCGGGTTATGACAGTGATCCAGAAAGATATGAAGAATGTAAGTGGATCCCACCAGCGGCTCAATTTGTAGACCCACAAAAAGAAGCAGCGGCCTATAAAGCTCTAATTCGTAGTGGTGTTATGACTTTATCGCAAGTTATTGCTTTACATGGTGGAGATTTTGAAGAACAAATGCGTCAACGTCAAAGGGAAGTAGAAGTTACCAAAGATTTAGGTATTGTTTTAGATACTGATCCTTCTCAAGTTTCGGATCAAGGTAATATGCAGTCTGAAAATAGCTCTAAGCAATCAAACACTTCTAAAGATGAAGAATTAGACTAATATCGGATCAAGTTCTTTAATAGAATTATGAGAGGCAAACAATCTGCAAAACGAAAAGCTTATAAAGATAAGCCTCAAGGTTTTGCAGCTTCAAGGTCAGCGGCTGTTGCTGAACCACCTATTGAGGTAGTTGAAGAAACAGTGGTTGAAAAAGTTGTAGAAGAAGAGCGTGATTTTACCGCTGAGAATCACAAAAGAGCACACGTAACTCAATTTATTCGCTCTAAAGAAGAGGATCGCGTAATTGAATTTCCATTCGCTAGTGAAGAACCAGTTGAACGAATGTATGGGAATGAGATTTTAGAAATAAGTGAAAGAGCGATGGATATGACTCGTTTAAATACGGGCGCACCATTACTTTTTCAGCATGACGCAGATAAGATAGTTGGAGTAGTAGAACGTGCTTACATCAAAGGTAAGCGTGGCTTTGCTCGTGTTCGACTCGCTAATAACGAGCTTGGACGCGAGATGCAGGAGCTGATTTCGGATAACATTATTCGGAATGTAAGCTTCGGCTACAAGATCAATGAAATGGAGGCTGACAAGTCCACTACTCCAGTGACTTATCGGGCTACCAATTTCCAACCTTTCGAAATTAGCTTGGTCACTGTGCCTGCTGATTTTAAAAATGTTGGCATTGGTCGTGCTCTTACTGATAATGAGAGCACACAAACGGCCTCAGCCGTTAAAAGTAAACCCATTGGAGAAACCCAAGTGGAACCCAACCTTGAAAACGAGGCTGCTATCCGCGCTGAGGCTTCAAAAGCCCAGCGTAAGGAAGTTGCCGATATGCTCGCTCTTGGACAGCGCACTCAAAACACTGAGTTAGCACAAGAGTTTATCGCTAATTCTCGCTCCTTAGATGAACTTCGCACTGCACTTCTAGAGAAGATGGGTGTTGAAGAGAAGCCTGTTAATCCTAAAGGCAATTTAGTTGGCCTTGATGATAAGCAGTGCCGTAGTTTCTCTTTTTTGAGAGCACTTAAAGCACTTGCTCATCCAAATGATAAGGAAGCACAAAAAGCTGCTGCTTTTGAATTTGAAGTTAGTGAGGCTGCACAAGCGCAAACTGGTAAAGAAGCTCGTGGTCTTTTGATCCCTGCTGACGTACTTGGTTATGGCCAAAGAGATTTAGTTGTTGGTACTGCATCATCAGGTGGTGATTTAGTACAGACAGATTTACTCAGTGCTTCATTCATTGATCTACTTCGTAAGTCTCTTGTTCTTCAATCAGCAGGTGCAAATGTACTTACTGGTTTAGAAGGAATGGTTGCAATTCCACGTCAGTCTGGTGGAGCCACAACGTATCATGTCGCAGAAAACTCAAACATAACTGAAAGTCAATTAACCGTTGACCAGGTAAGTTTGCAGCCCCGCACAATTGGTGCTCTGACTGATTATTCTCGTCGCCTATTACTTCAATCAAGCATCAGCGTTGAGAACCTTGTTCGTCAAGACTTGGCTCAACAGATTGCTATCGAGATTGAGAATCAAGCGATCAATGGTGTTGGTACAGAGAGCAAGCCACTTGGCATCTTGAATGTCACAGGCATAAACACTGAATCAGGTGTTGCTGCATTCAGTGACTTTGTAAACGCTGAAGCTGCTTTAAGTACTGATAATGCTTTAAATGGCAGTCTTGGTTATTTGATGAACTCTGCCCTCCGTGGAACCATGAAGGTCACAGAGAAAGCTTCTGGTACTAACGGAATCTTCGTTTACGAGGGTGACAACACAATCAACGGCTATCCAGCTTATGTGTCTAACTCAATGCCTGACAGCACTGCTATTTTTGCGAATTTTAGTGATGTTCTAATTGGTCTGTGGTCTGGACTCGACATTATGGTTGATCCTTATACAGGCTCTGCTGCTGGAACAGTTCGTGTAGTTGCCATGCAGGACTACGACGTAGCGGTTCGTCATCCTGAGTCTATTTGCAAGTTGTCCTGATTTCTTAGGAGTCTCTTATGCGTATTGAAATTCTTAAATCAACAATTGTTGACATGAATGCGGTCAGTGTCGGCGATCTTGTCGAAACGACTGAGCGTTCTGCCTTGATGTTAATTCAAATGGGTAAAGCAAAAGAGGCTCCGATAAGTCAGACTGTTGTTATTACATCTGAAGTCGAGAAGACTCCAGTTCCGAAAAAACCAACTCCCAAAAAGAAAAAAGCCAATGGCAATTCTCAACCTGGGGTCTAAGACAACACATGTTGCTCTTAGAGCCAACTCATTAGGCAACAGCACCGCTACCGGATCGGCTGTTGACCTTGTCTCCTATGAAGGTGACATGATTGTTTTTCTTGATGCTTCCGCAGGTGGCTCAGGAATTACTTATGCAGTCAAGCTGACTGAATGTGACACTTCTGGTGGCACGTATGCTGATGTTTCTTCAGGTGGGTTCACTACCTCCTCTGCGAACACCGCGACTGCTCAAAAGATGACCTTAAACACCAACGACCTTAAGCGCTACGTTAAATGCGTCGTGACCGTTGCTGGTGGAACAGGCACAGGCTACGTTTCTGTAAACGCATTTGCGTCTGAGAAGTACGGAGCCTAATTAAATGGCATTTGTCGAGACTCCTGATGCTTTCCTTGCTGACTTTGGTAAAACATGCCAGATCGGTAGCGGAGACACTTTCAAGGGAGTTCTCGACTCGCCAGCAGATGTCATAGCGGGTGGCATGGCAGTTACTAGGGAGTATTTGTTAACAGCAAAGACTTCTGATGTTTCTTCTGCTACTCGCGGCACTGCAATTACCGTTGATTCAGTCAATTATACGATTCGGGAAAATTTGCCAGTAGATGATGCAACTTTCTCTGAATTATTACTTAGCAAGGTCTAATGGCTGACACACGTAGAGAATTAATCCTTGCAAGACTAAAAACTAATTTAGATGCAATTTCTGGTGCAACTGTTTACAGAAGTCGTGTCGAACCATTAGCTCGTGGTGAAACTCCAGCAATTATTATTGAACCTATATCCGATCAACCTGACGGCACTAACTTTTATGACAAATTAGATTGGAATATGCGCGTGAGAATATCAACTTTAGTTCGTGCTGCTTTACCAGATGATGTTTCAGATACTTATACGCAAGCAGTTCATTTAAAAATAATGGCAGACCAAACTGTTAATAGTTACGCTCTTGATGTGCTTCCTGATAGAACAGATTTCAGTTTAGTCGAGGCAGATATTCCGTTAGGAATTATCAGCCAAGACTTCCTAGTGCGTTATCGTACTAGTAGAACTGATTTAACTTCCAGCTAAATCATGGCTAAAATAGAAAAAGAAATTCCTAATCCGGGGGCTGGTGGAACCTACCTCTTTGACCCCAAAACAGGTAAAACAACCCTAATACCCGAAAACCCAACCACCCCAGAGGACAATGGCACTAACGAGGAAGACTTGGCTTCTAGCTAAGATAGAATCATCTGAAGGCACAGATTCGACGCCCGTAGGAGGATCTAATGCGATCCAAGTTTCTAGTGTTGAAGTAACTCCTATAGAAGCTGACACTGTTCAACCAGAAGCTTTTCAAGGTTTTATTGGTAACAGTACAAGGGGTACAATCCTTGCAAATAAAAGGGTTAGCGTCAGCTTTGATGTTGAGCTTTCTGGCTCTGGAGCAGCAGGAACAGCTCCTGCCTATGGCCCTCTCCTCAAGTCGGCTGGCCTTTCAGAGACAGTTGTTAGTTCAACTTCAGTTACTTATGCTCCAGTATCTGCTTCTTTCAGTAGTTGCACTATTTACTGCTTCTATGATGGCACTCGTCATAAGATTACAGGTGCAAGAGGAACGGCGACATTCAACTTGGTGGCTGGGCAGTTCGCTAGTGTTTCTTTCCAATTTATAGGAACATACAATGCACCAGATGCAACAGCAATGTCTGGTACTTGGACTCTTGCAAACCAAGCTGCTGCGTTAGAAGTTAATGACACAAATGTAACTACAGCAACTTTCCATGGTGCAACTTCTCAACGTATTGAATCGCTCGATTTGGCTTTAAATAACGAATTAACTTACAAGGAAACTGCTTCCAGTAAGCAGACCTTAATTGTTAATCGTGCTCCGGGCGGTACAGCCGTTATTGAAGCCCCAGCCATTGGCACAACTGATTATTTTGCTAAGGCAGTTGCTGTAGCAACAGGTGCTACTGACGTTATCCTTGGTGCTTCCGCTGGAAACATTGTCAGACTAAAAGCAGATCAAACAGACATCACTGGTGCTTCTTATGGAGACACCAATGGCGTTAGGTCACTGAATATCCCTTACTTGGCACTACCTACAACCGCAGGTAATAATGAGATGAGTTTGATATTCACCTAACTTCATGACCTTTATCCTCAAGAAGACTGCTTCAATTAAGTGGCCTGTTACTGTTCAAAAAGCTGCTGATGGCGGCAAATTTAAAGAGTACAAGTTCGATGCAGTCTTCAAGGAGATAGGTCGAGATCGTTTTAATGAATTAATAGATGAAGGAGATGAAGCCTTAACAAATGAAATTCTTCTTGGATGGGAAAAGATACAAGATGAAGAAGGCAATCCTATTGAATTTAACGAAGAGAACAAGAAAGCTTTATTAGATGATTTCACTGTAATGAAAGCTGTTATTGAAGCTTACGGAAAGTTGATTACAGGAGGTATTGAAAAAAACTAAAAGAGGCTGCTGAGTATTGGGTAAAAGGAGGTGTCGTTGATGAAAGAGATGCCTCTATGGAAGCTTTTGGTGCAACGCCTGAACAGATAGCAGCCGCTAAAGAAAAACAGGATTCAATCGAAGTTGATTTTGAAGTTTGGCAAGAGAACTGGGAGGCAGTACAGATGTTTATTCGCTTGTCTACTCAATGGCATGTCAGTATGGCTGGATTGACAGGATTAAACTATTCATCTTTCGAATATCTCTGTAGACTGTATAAAGTAGAAGATTGCGTTTCTTTATTTGAGGCGATTCAAATTATGGAAATGTCAGCTTTGTTTTGTATGCAGAAGAAAAAGTAAATGGCAGGAGCTACCACCGAACTAAAGATTAAAGTTTTAGCTCCAGGAGCAGAGAAGCTTCCTGGCTTGGCTCGTTCTTTTCAGTCGTTTGGTAATGATGTAAAAAAAGCAGGATTTAGTGTCGCCAAATTATCTAAAGAATTAAGGGTACAGGCGACTCAGAATACGAAAAGTATTAATAACACAAGAGCATTAGCAAATACATGGAGAGAATTAGCAGCCAATGTTGAGTTTGGCAGTAGAGCTTTTAGACACGCCACAAATCAAGCTGCAAAATTAGATGCCCAGCTTCGCAAGATGCAAGGCCGCAAGGGAGGCGGCATGGGTCGTATGGCACGAACTGCTGGTGCGATAGCTGGTGCTGGAGTATTTGGTGGACCTGAAGGTGCTGTTGGTGCTGGTATTGGCGCGATAGCAGGCGGACCAATTGGGGCAGCAGTAGGTGGTGCTATTGGCGCGCAGGTGGGTATGGTTCGACAGGCTATTGGTGCAACGGCTGAATACTCTGCTGCTTTAGCAAGACAAAGAAAAGCATTAAAGCTTGTTATTGGCGACTCCAATGCTTATGCAAAAGCACAAGGTTTTCTAAGTGATAAGAGCAAGAAACTAGCAATACCTCAAGATGTCATAGTCAGGCAATTCACTGCTTTAACTGCATCTGTTAAAGGTGCTGGCCATAGCGTTGAAGATGCTCAAAAAGTGTTTGAATCTATTGCTTCTGGTATTCGAGGCACAGGTGGATCATTAGAAGATATGAAGGCCGCAATGGTCGCAACAGCTCAGGTCTTCTCTAAAGGAAAGGTAAGCGCGGAAGAATTAAGGCAACAGTTAGGTGAACGATTGCCGGGTGCATTTACTATTTTTGCAGAGTCAATGGGTAAGACTCCAGCGGAATTAGATAAGGCGTTGGAGCAAGGACAAGTTACGTTAGATGACTTCATGAAATTCTCTCAAACTTTATTTAAAAAATATGGTAAAAATGCAGAGATATTAGCGGCAGGTCCAGAAGCAGCAGGTGACAGATTAACGGCTGCTATGAGTGAATTAAAAGATAATGTTGGTCAATTACTTACACCTATGGGAGCTGCTTTTCAAGATACTTTCACGGATATTGTTAATGCGATTAATCCTGCCATTGAAGCATTAGTTGAGTTTCAAAATAAATTAGAAATTGAATCAATCGAAAATCAGATTAGGGACCTAGAGAAGGCGCTAAAGACAGGGCAAAAGATGATAGGGGTTGAGGGTGGATTGGTTGGTCGGATTCCTGTTGCATTAAATAAAAACTGGGGAGGTGTGCCATTAAAAACAGAGACAATGTTGCTAGAGGAAGAATTAAACAAGTTAAGAAGCAAATTAAACATTTTAAAAGGGATCGAAACTGAGACAGGGGATGTCAAAAATGCAACAAAAGGCTTAGGAAACACAGGTATTGATGTCTGGGAAAACATGCAAGCAGGCTCAGAATCTTATCTCAAAAGTATTAGTAATGTAGCTGAACGGATACAAAAGACGGTAACAAATGCGTTCCAAGGGATGGAAGATGCTTTAGTTAATTTCGTAATGACAGGAAAACTTAGTTTCAGTAGTTTGGCTCGTTCCATTATTCAAGACATGGCACGAATAGCTGTTCAACAGGCTATTACAGCTCCTTTCTCTGCAATGATGGGGAATTTATTTAAGACGAATGCCAAGGGAAATATCTACGCTCAAAATGGAATAGTTCCTTTCGCGAAAGGTGGAATAGTCAATTCTCCTCACATTTTTCCATTCAAGAATGGTGTGGGGCTCCTTGGAGAGCAAGGACCGGAAGCTATCATGCCCCTGCGTAGAGGGCCGAGTGGAAGACTAGGTGTAGAAGCTCATGGAGGTATGTCCAATAACATCACTGTTAATGTCGATGCGACTGGAACAGATGTTGAAGGTAGTGCCGCAGAAGGCAGAGAATTAGGTAAGTTAATTGGAGCTGCTGTTCAGGCAGAATTAATTAAACAAAGAAGACCCGGAGGAATACTTGGCTAATGGCAACTTTTGACGATTCAACAGTTGGAACAAGTACAGGAGGAACAACCCCTGACTTCAAGATGACTCGTTCTAGCAAACCTGCTTTAACTGAGACAAAGTTCCAAGATGGTTATTCTCAACGAATAAAATTTGGAATGAATATCAACCCTCGGTCATGGGCACTTACATGGACAGCAAAAGATGAGACAGATGCTGATGCAATAGAAGCTTTCTTTGATGCGCGGATAGCAGATGGAGCATCCTTTGATTGGACTCCTCCAAATGAATCAAGTGCAAGTAAATGGTTTTGCAGGTCATGGCAACGTAGTGCTGACTATGCAAACGTAAGTTCAATTAGAGCTACTTTTGATGAAGTTTTTGAACCATAATGGCAGTACCAACTTCTGAACTTCAAAAGATTAATCCAAGCAATGTTATTGAATTGTTTGAATTACAATTAGACAGCACAATTCATGGTTCTACAACTACTTACCGATGGCATAATGGGATCAATGAAGATAATGCAGATATAATTTTCGGATCAAATAGTTACACAAGATTACCTATTGAGGCTGATGGTTTTGCTTACGATGGAAAGCAATTGCCTCGGCCTAAGCTTAGAGCAAGTAATATAAACGGAACTTTTACATCTTTAATTGCCACTCTTCCACAAGGGTTAGAAGGTGCAAAAGTTACAAGAATTAGAACATTAGAAAGATATATAGATCACGGCAACTTTGACGGCGGAGATATTCTCTTAGAAGATGGTGTTACTAATTTTTTAGTACAAGAAGATGATTCTGCAATAGACCAAGAATCAGGCGACAACCCACATGGAACGCCCGATAGTTCAGCTACATTTCCTTTAGAAGTTTTTTATATTGATAGAAAAACAATAGAGAATAGATCAGTAATTGAATTTGAATTAGCAGCTAGTTTTGACCTGCATGGTGTTCGTATTCCTAAGCGTCAAGTATTGCCTACAGATTTCCCGGGTATTGGTACATTTTACTCGTGACTTGGAAAGATGACGCTTTAATACATGCACAAGATGAAGACCCGAAAGAATCTTGTGGGTTATTAGTTGTTATTAAAGGCAAAGAAAAATATTGGCCTTGTAAAAATTTAGCGGTTAAACCTGAAGATCAATTTATTCTTGATCCTCTTTGCTGGGCTGATGCAGAGGATACAGGTGAGATTACTGCTGTTATTCATTCTCATCCTGTAACGTCTCCAGCTCCTTCGATTGCAGATAAGGTTGCATGTGAAAAATCAGGACTGAAATGGTGGATTATTCAACCAAATTTAAAAGTATGGGAGTTTTGTGAACCTTGTGGGTACAAGGCTCCATTAGTGGGTAGACAATGGGTGTGGGGGGTGACTGATTGCTGGAGTCTTGTCCGTGACTACTACGATCAAGAAAAAGGGATCGAACTTCGGGATTGGGAGCGTCCTGTTGATCCTGATGATTTTATTAAGTCTCCAATGTTTGAGGATTGTTTTGTTGATACAGGCTTTAGGGAGTTAGAACCAGAAGAGGATTTAGAAGAGGGTGATCTGCTTTTAATGTCAATCTCTAGCCAAGGGTTGAACCATATCGGTGTGTATATAGGTCAACAACTTTTGCTCCATCATTTGCAAAACAGATTATCAAGCCGTGACCTTTTGGACGAATGGCTATTAAAATGTACAGGAAAGAGGATTCGTTATGCTCCGTAGGGTCAAATTATATGGAGAGCTTGCAAAATTTGTAGGTCATCGCGTCTTGGAAGCAGAAGTTTCAACGCCTGCGGAAGCGATAAGGTTTTTAGTTGCTAATTGGCCTTCATTAAAGGTACATATGGCAGATCGACATTACAAAGTTGTTGTTGATAATTGGGAAGTAGATAAGGATGAATTACATCATCCTTCTGGACAAAATGATATAAAAATCATCCCTGTTATTGGAGGAGCAGGAGGTAATACGACAAGGATTATTGTAGGAGTTGCATTGATTGGATTAGCACTTGCTAATCCTGCTTTCCTTGCAGCTGCAAAAATAGGAACTTTTGGCGGGAAAGCCGTTGCTCTCACCCAAGTAGTCGGAAGTATTGGTGTTGCATTGGCCTTGAGTGGTGTTGCTGGTCTTTTGACTCCTGTTCCTAAAGTAGGAGAAGAAGAACAAGACCCACGGCGATCTTTTAGCTTCAGTGGAATCCAAAACACATCAAAAGCTGGTGTTGCTGTTCCTGTAATTTATGGAGAGACTATGACTGGATCTGTCGTTATCTCGGCTGCAATCGACACTGTACAGGTAGAAGCATGAGCTTAGTAATTGGGTCTGGTGGTGGTGGAGGAAAAGGAGGAGGAGGAGGAGGTGGAACTCCAACCGAAGCCAAAGACAACCTTGACTCAAAACAATTTGCAAAAGTATTAGACCTTATCGGAGAAGGAGAGATACAGGGGCTAACCGATGGAGCTAAATCTATTTATATCAACAACACGCCTCTTCAAGCAGCCGATGGAACTTATAACTTTAAAGATGTGTCTTGGGAAGCAAGAACAGGAACATCAAGTCAGACAAATATTCCTATAACTGAAAACACTTCTACTGTAAAAAGTACAGGATATACAACAATAGAAAAAGCAACTCCAAGAGTTATTCAAATAACAGATAGTGATGTTGACGCTGTTAAAGTTACAATTTCTATCCCAACTTTGCAGGAACTTAGTGATAAGGGAGATATTTACGGCACTGAAATTGAATTATCTATCGCAGTTCAATATAACGGCGGAAGTTATGCAACAGTTGTCTCAGGTAACGCAGGCACAATTAAAGGTAGAACGGGTGATTTATACCAAAGAGATTATTTAATAAATCTAAGTGGTGCATTCCCAGTCAATATAAAAGTGACAAGAGTTACTGATGATAGTACTAGCAGTAAATTATCAAATGCATTTCAATGGAATACTTATACTGAAATCACTTATGATTCAAGAACTTATAACAATTCTGCTTTAATTGGCTTACGGTTAGATGCAGAGCAGTTCAATTCTATTCCTACTAGGCAATATCGTGTCAAAGGAATTAAAGTTAAAATTCCTCATAATGCAACAGTAAGATCCGATGGAAGTTTGTCTTATACCGGAACATTTAACGGAACATTAGGTGCAGCTCAATGGACAAATGATCCAAGCTGGTGCTTATACGATTTGCTCACGTCCTCACGCTATGGACTTGGAGATCACTTGGCTTCAGGGGATTTAGATGTCTTTTCTTTTTATACAGTAAGTCAATATTGCTCTGAACAGGTAGATGACGGGACAGGGACAGGTGCAACTGAACCTCGTTTTTCTTGCAATGTCAGCATCCAAAATGCTACCGAAGCTTATAG